ACCAATAATCGGTCTATCTTTGAATAATTTATTGTACTCGTAAGCCAAACTATCTTTATCAATCAAACAACCAACTTGTAATCCCCAATGTAAAGCAGAGGGATTTCCCCAGTATTGAATATTAAACTTTGTATGGTAATGCCCTTGGACTACATTCATTCCGTATTGTTGTCCTAGTTTTAGAATGTTTGCAGTTTTACCATGACAGAAATAAATATCTTGTCCGTTACTTGCTTTTATTATTATATCTTCGTGCCATTTCCAACCTTTACCAACTTGTAAAAACTCATTGTATTCTTTTATAAAGGCTTTTGGCAATCCATGTGTTAATGCTTTTCTAAATATTAAACTTCCATGATTAGAATGTACTAAATCCATTTTAGGAAATAACTCTTCTAATTCGTGAATAACATTTATTGCTTTTTTTAGTTCATCACCAGCACTAGCAAGATCAGGATTAGGTGAATGGTAGCTTATGGCATGCCCATCAATTTCATCGCCGATGTTAAGTATTCTAGTCGGCTTGTATTTCTTTTTGATTGCTCTTAAAAAATCCAGCATATCTAAATGATGATGCGGAATATGTTGGTCGCTAATGACCAAAATTACCTTTTCCATAAATACTCCTTTAAAGAGTTATGATGTCTATAAATGATTTTACTGTTTCAGCAAATACAATCGTAAACATAAACGATAAAGCTAAAACAACTTTTGTAAGGATATTAATTTTGTGTTCAATAGTATGCAGATGATTGTCTTTAATGCTTTTGATGTCTGCTTCCATCAATGCAACTTTCTTATCTAGCCTTTGTATGGCTTCGCTATTTTTTTGTGCTTGAGTTGCCATTTATTATTTATCTTGATTTTCTTTTAGTAATTCCCAAGCAGATTTGACTTCATCAGTCCATACTGCATTTGCAACTGCTTGTACTTCTGCATCTTCGCCAGATATATCATCATCAGGGTGTATAGTGTGTCTATGTGCTGTTCGTGATATTTCTGTATCGTCTTCTTTAATAACAGTATCAATTCTTACTTGAATAGCTTTATACTGTCCAACGACTTCAATCTTTGCTATTTCTGTTTCTTTTATTATTGCCATTTATTTTTCTCCTGTTTAGTTAATCTGCAAAATACGTGCCTGAAAGAGATAAAATAGTTTGATCCCTTCTACCACTTCCATTTACTGCAACTACTCTTAAACTTATATCATCTAGATAATTTATATTAGAATGAGCAATACCACCGTTTGTGCTATCTCTTAGAAATACTTGTGCAGGAATAGAACCAAAAACATCATCAGTACCACTTCCACCAATACTAAAAGGTAAACCGTCAATTTGAATATGATCTCCTTGAGCTAAAGCAGAACTTCCACTATCTGGAAATGATATTTTTGCCATTATAGAAACTTTTCTTCCAACTTTTGTGTATCGTGCCATAGAAACTCCCATATTCGTAGCGGCAAAACCACTCCAATCACTTGTATTTGTTGCAGTAGGTGTCCAAGTACCTTCTTCATAATCATCTAATAAATTCGATGCTGTAGCAGAAGTGACTCCTAAATGAACACCTTTACTAGATGCACTAAATGTGATGTTGTCAGTAAGTGTTGCTCCACCGTCTTTTAATGTGACACTATCTATTGCAACTCCGTTTCCGCTAGTATTTTCTGATATTGTATTTACTCTTAATTCACTCATCTTATTCTCCTTTTAGTGCTATTACCTCAGCTTCCAATGTTTCTATTCTAGTCATAGCTTCTTGTAGTGCTTTGATGGCTTTCATGTAAAGTATGGAATATTTTACAGATTTATATTCTTTGACACTTCCATCTTCATTTAATACTTCATCATTAACTAATTTATTCATTCCTGAAGCCTCTAACTCTTGAGCTATAACTCCAATTTGTTCCCAAGCATCGTCACCATATTGTTCAATATCATCTTTTTTCTTGTAGTTTCTTACTTTAATGTTTTTAATATCTTGCCATTGAGAATTTGCGTTTTTTATATCTTCTTTTATTCGTTCATCTGATATTGACCCATAAGCATTATCATGATTTAAAACATCGCCATCTCCATTAATTTTTAATCTTGTTGTTGTTGAATCATTACATTCAAAAAAAACAGCAGTTGTATTGTCAGGCGAAGCACCGCTAAACTTCATTTCAATTCCCTCTGGATTTGCGTGTGTGTTTTCAATATCTAAAGAATGTAAATTACTAGCCTCTGTAAAAATTTTAACATTACCTCCAGCGTCCATTCTCAACATTGTAAATGGTGTGCTTTCACTTGTTTGAAGCAAAGTTGCATCAGCTCTAATATATAACCCACCCGTGCCGGGCGTGTGATCTATAACTGAGTCAGTTCCAGTAAAATTCATCACAAGGTCATTACCTGTTCCCAGTCTAATTTCTTGCGTATCATCCATTTCAAGATTACCAGATGTTAGACTTAATGTGCCTGCACTTGAAATAGATATTTTATCTGAACCAGCTATTTTAAAATCTATCTGATCGTCAGTATCTGCAGTGATTGATGTGTCCGCATCTGCATCTAAAATTAATTCATTTCCATTTAAATCTATATTGCCACTTGTAGTTATGCCGCCATCTTTCAATGTTACGCTATCAATAGCAACGCCATTTGCTGACGTTTTTTCTTCTATCGTATCGACTTTAATTTTTGATGTCATTATGCGTTCTCCAATTCTGCTATCCTAGCTTCTAGCTCTTGTACTGTTTTTACAAGTAAAGGTACGAGTTTTGATTGGTCTATACCTTGAGGTTCAATAAAAGTTTGCTCGTCTCCATTTTCATCTATTTCAGTTCTTGTTGCATCTTTTTCTCCACGCACAGCTTCAGGAACAATACTTGATACTTCGTGTGCTATAAAGCCATCCATTAAAGTATTTGTATCATCAGCAACCCAATTAAATCTTGCAGGTTTTAATTGTTTTAATCTTGTGGTAGCATCCCAAGTGTAATCTACATTTTCTTTTAATCTATAATCTGAGGATGTGGCAAAAGTTGTGTTGCTTCCATCATTAGTTATCCCACCTACAAGAGTTCCACTTGCGTTTATACATCTTAAATTATGTATAGTACCAGTATCAGAACTATTAGTATGAACCATAGCATTTAAAACATGACTAATTGTGTAAAGATTAAATAAACCAGCAGAAGATGTGCCACCTATTGATACATTACCATCGTAACCAATTCTAATTCTTGTAGTATCATTTGTTTTAAACGTAATGTCGTGTTGAGTAGATGTACCAAAACTATATCCTCTAGTTGCTGAAGCATCTAAATATTTTATTTCAGCTTTTACATTATCAGAACCAATATTCCATTGTTGCAATTCTTCATCAGTACCTGCACCAGCAGTTACAGTACCAGTGACATCTAATAACATATCAGGGCTGTCAGTATTTATTCCTATTCTGTCAGCACTACCATCTACAAAAAACAAATTTTGCTTTGTATCGCCTTCAATTCTAAAATCTACCGCCGCTCCTGAATCATTAAAAGTTTGAGCTCCATCAGGATCTGATCCAAAACCATTTGCTGTACCAGAATTGGTTATTGTTGCACCAGACGGAATAGTTATTGTATCTCCACTAACTCCAATCTGCATTGCGTCATTGCTTGGTTTTATTATGTTATTTACACCATCAAATTCTATTGTCATATATACTCCTATATTATTACAAGTGTTCCACTTACTGTGACTGTTCCTGATAATGTGACAGTACCTACCATCATTGCAGAACTATCACTTGGTATCTCAAAAGATTTGGTTATTGTTGATTTGTGCAAAAGGTCAATATCATCTATCCCTGCTCTTGAACCAACATAATGTATATCATTTGTATCTGTACTCATTATGCTACATCGGTTAGTAACGAGACAACCACATCAAGATCACCGCCAGAGGCATCTGATTGAACTGTCATTGAATAACCGCTCCCTAATACAAGTTTACCTTTAATTACTTCTACTTTTGAATTTATTGGAATGCTTACATCTTTTACAATAAAGAAGTTGTTTGAGCCATCGTTGACTTTCACATCAACTGCAATAGCGGCACTTCCTGTATTTGCAAGATTAAGGCCAACCACTATTTGTTTATTTGATGTTGTTGATACGACTGTTGCCGCACTATTGTTAGAAACTGTCGTCTCTATTACCGAAAAATTGTTTGCCATGATTTTATCCTTTTACTTGATTTGTTAGCCTAATGCAATTGCAAATGGGATCGCTGTTGGATCAGACTCAGTTATTGTTACAGTCGATGGTAAGGTAACTGCATTTGTTGATGTATTTACTGAGAAAAGTGTTAAGTCGTCAGAACCATCAAATAGTTTCATTGTGATCGTATTTGTTACAGAATTGTCCAACCATATTGTTCCAGCCGCCGCACTTCCGGGTCTTGAACTTCCAATGTGTCCAGTATTCAATGCACCAAAACTATTATTTAAAGCAGTTCTAAATGTACTGAATGCTTGGTTGTCTATTGTTATTTGTGATACTTGGCTCATGTTTTCTCCTTATGTTATTACCTGACCTACACCTTCAGCGATGAAGTCAAAAGTTCTATCTACTGTTGATCCGCTTGAATTAAAAAACTCAATTACAAATCCTGATACTGTTTTACTTGTTATCGTGTAAAAATCGCCAGTTGCCATGTTTTGACTACTGATGCCTATTGCCGGGACTAATTTAAAAGCATGGTCAAATGTAACAGTCTTTCCGCTTGTGCTTGTCGTGCTTGAAATATCATTCCCACTCTCTCGCCTTTTTGCAAGACTAGCTGTAACAGATAAATTAGAGATTAATGATCTAGCTTTTGTGTCTCTCGACTCAAACAAAACTCTAAATTTAAAATATCTTCCAATATGCTCCCCAACAACAAATGGTTTAAAATCAGAAAATGTTGAATTATCATCACTTGTTGCAATCTGGAGTATTGTACTCGCATTGGCTTCAGCCGCACCATCAAAAGGTGCTGGTTGTCCATCATCAAACAATGTACTTGCAGAGGGTCGTCCTCCATCAAAAAATTCTGAAACATCTTCAACAAACTGTGTAATTGTTGCAGAGAACAATCCTTTTAATTTTGCTCCTAAATCAATAGTATTATTGAATGCGTAAGTTGCACTAGCTGGGACAGTTGCACTTGAATTGCCTAATGTCCCTGAAATAGTTGGAGCAATATGATTAGCAGAGTTCCTTGATATTACTGAGCAGTTTGTTTTTGTACCAGAAAATGCTGTATGCTCATTGATTGTCGTTTGAGATACAAAATTTACTGATGCAATGTCCGTAGAAACAATCGTTGCGTTTGCTGACTGGTTTCCAAGTTTATCAACTGCTTTTATAAGATAAGACCCAGTTTTTAAAGGAACTGTTATTGATGTCGCTGGTCTCCCAATCCTTGCAACTAAATCAAAACTATTATTATAACTTGGGTTTGATAAATCAGTTGAAAATCTTAATGTATAAAAATCTAAATCTAAGTCAGGTATCGCAGTCCAACCTAAGATTGCTTGATCGCCAATAACATTTATTCCAAAGTTAGTGACATCTGAGGGTACTGCAGTTTGTCCAACTATTTTTCTAGTAGCTGATGTAAATGTTGAAGCTACTCCTAAACTATTTATTGCTTTTGCTCTAACTTGATATGTTGCTCCATCAATAACATTTAACAATTGATATGTTAAAGAGCTTCCACGACCAATGATTCTAAAACTATCAGTCACTGAATTTCCATTTGCGTCAAGAGTTTGTTTTGACTCAACTTGATATTCATTTGCAAATTTATCAGGTGAAGCAGTAATTGTGACTGACAATCTTGTCAACACCCCTCCATCATTGTACTCAATCATTTCATCATCAAGAGATAAACTTGCAGGAGCAGAAACAGAAAAAGGGTTTGGTAAAGTTGTATCAGGGATAGTTGGTACTTGTTGTTGAGTTCCAAAAGTATAATAACTATCTTGATGTTCAACTAATTGCAATGCAACTGAGCAAGATTCTTGTATAGTCATTCCAGCAACCCTAAATGCTTTTGCACTAAAAGATGGTGTAGCATGAGTTATATTTACAATATCGCCAACAGATAAGTCCATAGCTGTCGCATCAGCAGTCAAAGATACATTTAAAGATGACCTTGATCTTCTCAAAATTACTTCAGCCATTTCTTGTGCTTGATATGGGCTTCCTATTGTTTGAAAATTAAATCTTTTTTCAAGTAATAATCCACCATCTGCTGTTTTCATAGTTGCGTGTTGGTCTGCACTTGCTAATCCAGTTTCATCTACTGGAGGGAATTGAGCTTCATCAGATTGATAATTTTTATCTGGATTTACAAAATTAACAATTACTCTATTATATCTTGAACTTTTTTGTGTAGAAGATACTGATATACCTCCAATTATATTATCCTCAGTTAACGTAATAGAAGCTGATCCAGTTGTTTCAACTAAAACTTTATATTTTCCTGCACTATAATTTAGAAATGCTCTTGAACCTGCAATCAATTCTTTTACAAGATCAATAGATTTTTTTGAAGTATCTAAAACCGCATGAGAATCTAATAAGTCTATTTCACTTGCTCCAGAAAAAGGTGTTATATTTGTATCTAAAACATCTCCAGCAGTTTGAAAATCAGCATAATTAGAATCAAAAAAGCTATTTGCAATACCCATGCCGAAACGATCATTTCTAAGATAATCTAATAATTGATATATCGGATTATCAGAATATTCCCAAGTAGATGATGTGTCTTCTCTATGTGACCCACTTCCACCAGTTTTTGTTCCATCTAGGTTTGGATTATAAATTTTACGACCCTTGACCAATGCATTAACTTTTGGAATCCTACTAAATGCGTCCCTATTCCATTTGAATTTCAAAGCTATATATGCAAGACCACTTAATTTATGATTACTTGTCCAACTACTTAATGAAGATAAAATACTATCTGCAGACTGTGAGTCAGTTCCATAATGACATTTTACAGTAATTAAACTTTCAGCTGATGAAGTATCATCTGCAGGATCTGCTTTAAAAAAATTTGCGTCACCGCTCCCAACTGTTCTTTCTGTATTGTCAGACAATGTTCCTGACCAAGTGACTTCATTTTCATTTATAAATATTTTTTCTACACTTGTTATCTCGCCTTCACAAAGTACAAGAGCCATATACAAAAACTCATTGTCAGTACCACTAGATTCAAGAAATACTATACTACCTCCAAGTTTACGAGTTCCATATACAACTGGTATATGTGCATTAGCATTTCGTTTATTTACAAGTATTCCTTGAGCTTCAAGATCAGCAATTTGTTGAGAATAATCTGGAATATCAGGAACATCAACAAGCCAACTGATAACTTCGTCAGCTATATCACCTATAAAATCAATTGTATCATCAATAAAGTCATCAACAAAATCAAAAGTATCATCTATTGCATCTTTAAATTCTTTGATAGGATTCCAACCCATTATTGTTGTCCCCACTCAATATCTTGAACTGAAATAGCTGAAAACTCCATACCCTTATCACTTGAAAAAAATCTTCGTTGAGAATTATCTGATGTTGTTCTACCTCCAACTTTTTCAAATGCACCCCAATGAGATGTTACAGTAAGACCAACATTTGAAACATCTTCATTATCTGTTACTGATATTCCGTCAATTGTGCCATAATAAAGCAAAAAGGGATCAGCAAGTAAAGCATTACTAGAGTCTAAAAATCCTCTATAGATTTCAACAATATCTCCTATAACATTCGTTCCTAATACAACAGAAATAAAAGTTTGATCTACACCAGATAGAACAATCCTTAGAGAGTTTTTGATTGGTGTTGTTGTTTCATTAACTTGTCCAATTTTCAACAAGTGTCCTGATGCAGAATATGTTACTGAACTGCCACTTACACTTGAAGTCAGAGCATGAGTACAATTTGTTATATTGATAGGTGTTGGAAATCCAATTGAAACTAAAAATATTGGTTTAATATTTTGAGTTGCTAGTTCATTTTTTACAGCAGTAGTCAATCCTCTTGCCATAATCAAATACTTTCAATAACATCTATTTCAAAAGTAAAAAGTATATTTCCGTCTGCATCTATGGCATTAGATGGAAATTCTTGAACATCGTTTTGCAAATGAACAGTAAATGGAACATCGTCATAAATAACCGCCTCGTTATTTGCTAAAGCAGTTGTTAATGGTGGCTCTATTGTCACTGTTGCCGCATTGCTTGAAGAAGTAACATCTTCAACTACCATGTAGACTTTTGAATGTCCGTTAAATTTAATAAAATCTCCAGCTTTGAATCTTCCAGCACTATCAGACGCAAATGCGTCCATTGCAATAGTTGTATCTCCCACAGCATGAACACCATTTACTAAAACACTTCCAGTTTCATTGCCTTGTGCATTTAAATAACTAGGAAAAGTTATTGTAAAATCTTCTTTGCGTGATCTTTGTTTAACAATAAATGCTTGAATAGCCGCAAAATCTGACCTACTTATATTTGGATATGAACAAGTAAAAGTCCATCTTTGACCATCAATTTGCCTTCTAAAAGTTTTACCAGATGCAGTAGTAGACATGAGAGTTCTTTGACGACTTTTGATGTTGATTGCTTCAAAACCATTATTAGGCAATGCTCCACTCATACTAAGTTTCTCCTACCTCTTTCATTTACAGCCTGATTTATCATGTTTACTATCATACCTCTGCTGTTCACTAATAATTCGTTAAAACCTTTAGCATCTACTGTATTTATATTAAATGTAACATTTGTTGCTCCCATCTTATCACCCAATTGATGATTAGGTGTAACTGTACCAGCAGTAGCTGGTGTAAATAATTCTGCACCTTTCTCACCAACAAGGAATGGTCGATTTGCTTGTCTAGCTCCACCAAATTGTGCTGGTGGTTGTTGTGATCTGATATTGGCAACTTGAGCAAGTCCAGTAGCCACAGTCAATGCCGCAACAGCAAAACTGAATGGAGGAGGTAAAGTTGCAAGTGCTTTCGATGCACCAGCATAAGTATTCATTATTGCCTCTCCAATCTGTACCGCTTGTTGCAGTCTAAACATTTTTTTCGATCTTTTTGCACCTTCGGCGGCAAATGCTTTTAATGCCCTACCAGTTTCTTCAAGTCCCTCTTTTCTTGATCGTACACCCTCTGCTTCAACTTTGTGTGCTTCCCTTGAAGCCGCTTTCTGATCCATGAAACCATCTCTGACATCTTGTTGGGCAAATGTTAGAGCCTCGATACTTGATATTGCTTCATCTACAGATTTAGTCATATCTTGGTATACTTTTGACATAGTGTGTTTATGAAGCAAATCTTCGTAAACATCGCTTAAATCTTCAGTTTTTTCTTGTAGAGTAGTTTGAGCAGTAGTGGCTTCTGCTAAAGATTCTTTTTGCAATTGTAATTGTCTATCA